TCTTTTCCATCTCTTCTGATTTATCATCGAAGAATTGTGATAATTTTTGGTTGAATGGGTATGAGTCATAACTTCTTAACTCCAATTTTTCTTGTGGAGTCTTTTCTCTGTATTTCTCAATTTTGTTTTCAAGAGCATTTAACTTGTTCATGATTGCATCCATCTCACCTAATCTTGATTCCAATTTACCTAATTGTCCGAATAAGTTTTCAAAGTATTCATCTTGTTTTGATTGGGTGTCTTTTTGAGTGGTAACCAAGTCAGTAATATCAAGTTCTTCGCTATCAGTACTTTCGTCTTTACCCTTTTCTTCTGATTCCCCATCGTCTCCGATTTTTTCAACGTCGGGGTCATTCTCAACATCAATTGCTGTTGGTGCAGCATCTGCTGCTGGTACTTCCCCACCTGGCGGTGGTGGTGGAACTGCTCCTGCTTCTGCAGGTGGTGGTGGAGGTGTAGCTCCCGCTTCAGGTGCCAAAGCACCTAAATCATCAGGTGCTGGTTCTGCCGCCTGTTCCAAGATGTATTTGTTAATACTTCTATATCTTTCGATTTCACTTAATATTTTTCTGTCTATACTCATTGTATTAGCCGTTTAATAATTGTTTTATACCGTTAGCAGTTTCAACTCTAACTCTTCTGTTGGCGGTTGTTTGGTGTCCTGCTCTTTCAATAAGACCATCTCTTTCTCTTACAGTATAACAATCACCTGTATCTAAGTCGCAAACTTGCTTAGTTCCGTCACCGTTATCTTCTTGAGAAAATCTTGTAGATTTACCAAGGTAGTTGTCTAATGCTGATTTAATATCCATAATTGTGTTTCTATATAAATATATGGTTATTTATTAAATTTCAAATGAGAATGGGAACCATTGAGTTGCGGTTTCGTATTGGCTAACACCAACAGTCTTTTGAGCAACTAAACCAAATTTACACAATATCCTTGTGGTACCTGGTGGGATTGGAATATTTTCATTATCAAATTCAAATAAAATAGCATCATTACAAATTTGATATTTAAGTCCATTCACAAAATTATCATTTATTTGACTATTGTTGGCGTTTAAAATTCCAGAACCTAAAATAACTTGTTGGTATTGGTTATTAGATGTCGCACTTAATGTCACAAATTGATAAGACATTGTAGTATCGTCTTCAGTGTAGAAGAAATCCCAAGGCGATAACGCAGGATTTCCATTAGGATATAAATCAGAATTTATTGTAACAATCAAACAATCACCAGCAAATCCTGTTGTTCCTGTCATAACAATTGCTCCCGTTTGTTGAGTATTTGTGTTGGTATTTGGTAAAACATTTGGTACAACTGTTGGTGGTGCGGCAGTTGTTTGTAATGGATTATAAGTAAATAACGTAGAACTACTTCCACTTCCATGCGTTCCACTTAAACTTATTGGGTTGTTTTGTAAATTTGTTAATCCGTTATTAGTATACGGAACAATCACAACAACATTAACCGCACTATTAATTGTAATACCTGTGGTTACTGTAACACCATTTATAGTTGCCGCAGTCACCGTACCTAAATCATCACCAGTAATATTCAATATAGTTCCTGTTACACCTGTTAATGGTGAGAATGAAGTAATTGATGGTGGAAGACATACTGGTCCTGGTAATGTTGTTGTGTTAAGATTATTTTGGGGTTGAGCCATTGCTAACTGAACCGCCATAGATGTCTGACTTGCTCCATTAACCGCAACATCACTAAATCCAACTTCTTTTGCGGATGCAACACCTTTCTTTAATGTATCAAACAATGTTTCGAATTCCGTTAAGTGTCCGTCAAAATATTCTGATGTAATATTTTGATTTGTTGCCGTTGGTGGTGTCCAATAACACACATAATATTTATCAACCCCAATTGGACTATTTCCATTTTCACCGTAACGTATTCTTGTTATGTTTGGAGTTAATCTGGCAACCATGAAACTTAAAAAGTCGTCAATAGTATTAAAATTAGCAATTGGTTTTACAACAGGAGTACTACTCGTTGAACCTGAAAGTGAAACACAAGATGCCTGTTGTTGAATGAAATATTGAGTACTTGCTCCCCAATATGTATCTAACGCAGCATTGACAAAATTACCATTATAACCATAAAACTTATTTTTATTAAATGTTGTTATATAACACATTAAATAAATTAAAAGTTGTAAATCAGGATTACTTGTTTTATTTTTAATTGCGGTTGCCAGCTCTTGTGGTGTTAATGATATGGTCGTAGATTCGACAAAATCACCCCAAGTACTATAGTTTGTATTAAGACTATTTGTACACGTGTTAGTTGCTGCCGCGGCATTATCACCAGTTTGTGATAAAATAGCACTTTTATTAATTTCTGTAATTGGAACGTCAGGTGTATTATCTTTCTTACTTTTAATCGCGCTTTCAATTTGTGTTAAAAGATTTAAATTAATACTTTGTAATAAATTATCAATTGACGGTAAATCATAAATACCTTGTCGTATTCCACCAAAAGATGTTTCAAATTGTCCTGGAGTTATGGTGTGGTTAACTTCTGTTATTAAATAAGGACCATTAAACATTGGAACGTGTCTAAGATTAAAATACATTGTTGGTTGTAATAACGCATTACCCAAACAAATAACCTGACATTGATAACTTCTTTGTTTATAAAGATTATACAACCCAACATTTTGAGTCGCAACATTTCTACCACTTGCTTGGTCAACCATATTTAATTGTGTCTGAACACTTTCTGAAGTTGCCTTACCATTAGCCATTGAAACACTAAATGAATAAAATATATTTTGATTTCTTGTACCCACATCAACATTAAATCCAACACATTTGTTAGATAAAGCCCAATCTTTTTTTCCTACTTGGTTTTCAATCAATGGGTTTTCAGACGCTCGTCTTAAATCAAAGGCATCGTCCCTAAATCTTGAGTTTCCTTTTGGTAAATCTAATTGTGCTGATGGAATACCAGCATAGAAACAAATTAATTTTGGGCCAGATTTTCTATAATCAACATCTAAGAATGTCCCCCACATATTATCGGCAAACTCTAAAGACCCTTCGGCACTTTGAGATAATGTTGTTCCGTCCGCATCCTGCACATTATAAAAGTTAACATACGCAGGTAATGGCATCACATTAAATTTATTTTTAATTAACAAACCACTAAGGAATGTAAAGACACTCATTTCCATGTTAAGAGAACTTTCTTCAAATGTCTTATCACCCAATAACATGTCTTTTAAAGCAAAGATGTCAACGATAACCGTATCTCCAACATTTCTTGATGCTCGGTCTAAGAATAGAAAATCTTCAAATAAAGTTCTGTTTGTAAAATCACCACCAGCAATCCATTTATCATTTAGTGCTTTAAATACCTCATAATTTTCAACTTTGCTTTGTTGACCATCAATAACACTTTGTATTTTTTTCTGAGGTAATTCTTGTTGATTAGGTAAATCAGCCCTAACTTTTGTTAAGATTTGATTTAAAAAAATATTTTGTAATTCTGATGTCCCATCGAAATATGTTTGAAGTCTTGTTTTAAACTCGGTACTTGTAATCGTTGGTGTATTTAATTTTTGTGTCGCATATTGTTTAATTAATTGTGAACATAACACAATATTATCAACCGAAAATTCAATATTATTATTAATAAAGAAATCGGTTATATATGAACCATTGTCAGTATAAACCAAATTTTCAATTGTTGAGAATCCAACTTCAGTTTCTAATGCAAGCCAAGCTTGTTGATATATTGCCTTTGATTGTTGTAAAGTAATTGTACCATTTGCTGATGGTAATGAATTTGTTACATATGGATTAAAATCAATTGGGTCCACAATTGGATTTGTTCCACCATTAGACGCAAGGAAAGAATCTACAACTCTTCTTTTGTAATTTGCAGGATTACCATATTTTAACATCACATCAAACTCCAAGAATGATTTAATTGTGTTTGAAAATGTGGTTAATTGAGCATTACCAAGTGTATTAAAATATTCTGTCGTTGTTGTTGACGATGAATTCGAATTAACCGACATTAATTTCCTAAACAAGTATTGGAAGTTTTTATAGATAGCATTCTCATCTACAGGTGATTGTCCAATAGGTACTACAATCTGAGGTCCTAAATCAATATCAGTAACTGGTTTGGAGAAGTTTAAAAATTCTTGTTCAAATTTATCCAAAATACTTTTATCGAAAACTGAAAATATTTCTTCAATATTAGAATATTCATTATCGATTAATAATTTAAACGCAGCTTGTTTTGTATTACCCGTATTAATTTTATTAATATACGCTTCAGGATTTGGCTTAGCAATCTCATCATTATTAAAATATCCGTAGTTTGGTGCAGACCATAATAATCTAACCGAACCATTATAAATTGATGCATTATCAATAAACGGACAAACTTGTACATTATTTTGTAAACATTCCATACTAACTTGGTTAATTGGTGAACCAAAAGATGGAACTATAAAATAACCTGGGCTTGTAGTATTTTGATTTGGAGAGCAAGTTCCTGATGACGCAACAAAATCAATAACAGTATCGGGTAAAACTACAGACCATGTTTGAATTGTTGATTTAGGTACCCCACCAAGAGCAGTAAAAATTGAACTGGTTGGGTTAATATTTGAATCTGTAAAGTTAAATACTTTCATACCACCATTAATACTTGTTTGTATTTCTGTATCGGTATATCCACTATACAAGTCATATCCATTATAAAACACATTAAAGTCATTAATTACTTTTGGATAAAAACCTGTTTGTATTTTTGAATTGTTATTAACAAGACTTTGTAATGTTATACTTTTTTCACCGTCAAATAAAAACTTATATGTTTTAGTATCTGAACTCGTTACAGGGTCAAAATTAACTTTATAATTAAAGTTGTCCCACGCAGTTTCAATAAAATCAACACCAGTCGCTTTGTATGTTTTATATCTATACCATACTGAACCCATTTTTAACACCCAAGCATATGGCATTTTGTGGATAGCTCCAAACTTTTTGAAACAAGACGCAATGTAATCTAATTCTGTCGAAGCCCCGTATGTTTGATATCTTTCTTTAAGAGATGCCAATGGTAGCGAATTAAGAAATAAATACGCAGCTTGAACGTATGGATACTTATCACTCTTTCTCCAATTATAAACTCCGTTTTGAATTGCATTTACCATGTATGGTGTATTCAACATGGTGGTGGTTGTTTCGGTAGTTACGTTTGTTGATGGTCTTAAGAAGTTAACATAACCTTCGGTTGGTATAAACTTGGTAGGATTTTTTCTTCCATCATAAAATACTGACAAGTTTGTTGCGGTTATTTCTGTTGTTGGATTTGTAACCAATAAATACGAAAAATTAGTGACAGGTCTGTTTGTAGTATAATCATAAACACTATTAAAGTTTGAAATAACATTTCTATCTTTGAATACTTTTAAGACTTGATTTGTATTATATACCGAATTATTAACACTACTGTTACTTTGACTCATATTATTTGCAACCCAAGTTGGATTGGTAAATGGATAGGTATCAATAATAATTGGGGTGTTTGACGCATTTTGAACTAATTGTTCCAACGCCTCGTATTTAGCCGCCATTTGTGGTTCTTTACCTAAATCATTAATAGTAAGAATGTTAAATGAATTCTCCGTTAAATTTTTAATATATGGTGTAACATAAAAATCTCTAATAAATTCTTGGTAAGATTTACCTGTTCCATTATTTGAGAAATTCTGTAATGTTTGAACATAATTTTGAGCGGTAATATTATAGTTTTTAAGTTTTAAAGTTAAATAAGGGGAACTTACACCTAAACTACTTACAATATTATTTGTTTCAGAACTAAGTACCAAATCACTTAATTGACTTAATTGATTCGCGTTTGCTCGAATAAATCCCGAATAATTTGAAGTAAGAAATTGTCGTTCCCATATTTCATAAAAGAATTTAACTTCTTCTTTATTAACATATGCAATACCATTTGAGGGATATTCGATAGCGTTTATATTAATAATATTAGTGGTAGACTGACTATCTGTTGGTACTTGAGCTATTGGTGGGTTAAACTTTTGAGTTAATCCTCTCATATACTCTTCAACAAATTCAACCTCAGGCCATTTATCATATAGATAACCTTGAGTAATATCAACAACGGAAGGGTCTGCAAGATACTTTAATTGAAATCTTCCTTTTTTATCTTCAGGGGTTTCAACAAAAAACTGAGGCCAAGGGTATACAGGTATTTGACTTGTCGATAATCCTTGATTTTGACTTTTAGCTTGTGCTGATATTTTAACATTTTGTCTTGTATCAGTACCAGGTGCCGATGATGGGTTATCTAAAATCGCAAGTTGTCTAACAGGGTCATATTTAACATTCCATGCATTGGTGTGAACCTCATCAAGTAATCTGATAAACGCTTCAGCTGACGCCATTACAACTGCACAAATATTTCTAACTGTTGGTCTAAACCCAAGTCCTATTGTACTGTCCTCAATTTTTCTTGAGAAATCCGCAGTTAGAGCGGTTTCATATTCTCCAAGTTTTCTATTTGCTTCCGCCTCCATTTGAGCTATCAAATTTTCAAACCTAGGAATACTTTTACTATCTACAGTATTTGATTTAAAAATATATAAAGGGTTAATAATAACATTATCTGACTTTTCAGATTGGGTGATTGATTGAATACCCGTTGTTACGTCAAATTTTTGACCCAATAATTGTTCCAAATACTCTTTAATTGATTTGGTGTCCCCCGTTGTTGGAGCCAAAATACCCGTTAAACTTACCGTTGTTTTATTTAAATCAATATCAGTCAAACTGACATTAATTAACATAGTATCATTAGTAATACTATTTTTAACAGGAGAAGGTCCCGCAACACCTAACGTGGGATTTGACGCCAATAATTTATTATATTCAATAGTATATCCGCTGAGTAAACTACGAGCAGAATTTTGAGCACTTGTATTAAGTTCAGGTTTTAAAGCGTAAACATAAGTACCATTTGTTAAGACAATTGGTTTTGTATTTATGTATTTATTATACCAAGAACTACTTGCACCATAAATTGTATCATAATATTTTCCTAAAGTTTCTTTGTAAGCCCTAATATTAGTTAATGGTTGCACATCAACTTTAGTATACGAACTAATGACTGTTTGTTCAAATAAATCAAGTTTGTTCATTAATTGAGCAAATGTTAATTCAGGGAAATTAGGTTCAAGTAATCCTTTTGCTTTGTATTCACTATAAACTTCAACAACTTTTTGGTAACCTTTTTCACTAACAATTTGAGTAACAACATTATCACTACCATTACTTGCTTGACCAACAGCGTTTGATTGACTTTGTTTTGTTGTTGTTTCTATACTTTTATTACCACCTTCAACAGATGTTGGTGATTTAGAAATATCAAACCTTGAACTATACATGTGAGGTGTAGCCAATAGGTTACCCATAGAAATTTCATTCAGGATATTAAATTTATATCCCACAAACTCTAACGTAACCCCATAGTTACCACTAAATGAATTGAACCTAGCATTAAAAGTTGTTAGGTTTAATTGATATTTAATCGCTTGTCCATAATAACCTTTAAGTGTTAAATAGAATGGTGGATAGGGTAAATTAAAAAATGCGGCATATGGTGAATTATCACCTAATTGGAATAACGCCCTTCCTTGAACATCCTCCAACTCTATACTCACAGTTGGTATAAACGATGTATTAGTTGTAACTCTAATTGATGTAATACCTAATAAACCATTATCTGTGGATTTATTTCCAGGATTATTTACCGTAACCTTATTGTATGGTCTAGTGCCATCCTTTGGGTCAATAATTTCATTACGAATTTGATTATCACCTAAACCATTTTTTGAGTTTTTACCTGTTAACTCATCATAATATCCTGATGTAAGTGAGGTACCTTCAGTTGGTCTTAAGAAATTCATCTTAGCAACCGAAATAATTCTAATTCTATCTTCAGGACTACCACCAACCGCCAATTTAGTTCTTGGTAAAACTTCTGCTTCAAGATTGGCAAACATAACCAATTTCTCATGGTCAACCAATCTTTCACGAATATTTCCGAATGCGTCAATAGTTTTATTTGGGTCAACAACAATAATGTTGTTATAGTCAAATTCAACTAATATATTTCCGCTGTTGTCTCCTGGTGTATTACCTGCCATAATAATAAAAATAGTTATCTAAGGCCGCTTTATAGTCCTGTAATGAAGGTAGTAGCGGATAAGGAATAATCAATACCGCTCCATCAAATATATTATTTTCTAACCCTCCAAATTGTGGGTTAGCTTGTAATATTAACCAACCAAAATATGGTGAGTTATAATATTCTTGAGAAACAACATCCAGTCTACTTCGAGCAACTTTATATATGTAGGATTTATCGGCGGGTTTTTGTGGTAATTGCACAAACGGAACAACAGTTTGCTCACCGTTGATTAAGAAATCACTATATCTATTATAATATTGATATGCCATTAGTTGAACTTAACTTTTGAGATGAAAACATCACCTAAAGGTGATTCCTGTTCATCATCCCATGTTTTATTATTTGTGTTTTGGTTTTCAGTTGCCCCCAATCCTTTAATCAAAGCGATTTGACCTTCAGAGTTAGCATCATCAGTTGTATACGAGAAAAGTCGTTTTTTGGTTGGGTATGGAGTAAACTTCAAGAAGTTTTGTAACTTTTCTGTTTCCATATAAGTGATAAATTCTTTTGTTATTGTGTTTTCCTCAACAAATGCTGGTTTAGCAATTTGTTTCCAATATGCGTCAAACTCAGAATTTAATTTAACCCCATCCCATCCATTACCAATAAGTCCCGCATTATTAATTATATTACCAATCATTGCGGTTTTAAAGGTTTCATATTTTTTATCATCGACAACATCATCGGAAACAATCATATAAGTTCTTCTAAATTGAGTACTTTCAACATTACTAAATAATGGAGATTTACTAAACGGTACAAATATCTTTTCGTTATCAGGAAATTTATAATAATTATCAAAAACTAAAATACCTGTATATGAAACACTTTTAGATGTAAATGTTTGGTTAACATTTATAACTTTATTAAATTCGGTTATACCACTGTTGATTATTGCAATATCAAGTTTTAATTCCTCTAATGTATTTGTTGCACCTTGAGAACTAACATCAACGTCAGGTGTTGGAGTTAAAACAAATGATGTAACATTACCATTTTTTTGTTGTGACCCATCAGTACCTTTACCACCGTTTCCTGGTTTAAAGTATGGAATTGTATTTGCTCTTGAAACATATTGAAGATATGATTGTTGGATGTTTACCATACTTTGAGTTATAGTTGTTACAGCGTTTTGATAACTTCCTTTTTTGTTTTTAACAAGACTAACATAATTTTCTTTAAGTTGTCTTATCACTTTAGGTGAAAAGTCTTTTTGGTTAGTGGTGGTTCCTTTCATGAATTGAATAAACCCATCATTTTCATCTTTAATGTCTGTAATTAATTCTTCAAAAATAACATCAATTCTTTTTTCGGTGTTATAAGGTTTACCAAATAATATTGTATCTAAATTTTTAGTCTGCAAGAATTTACCATTAGAATAATTTCTTTCTAACATCCATTGTTGACGTAAAGCATTATTATATTGATTAACGGTTTCTTTGTTTTTATTAACAACATTTGTAAAATAAGTTTGAGTTTCAACCGCAAGCTTATCCATAAATTCTTGATACGCAATTGTACCTGTTTGTCCACTTTGAAGAAGTTCTGTTGTTATAATTGTACCAATTGTTGTTTCATTACTTAAAGCGTTATTAGGTGCTGCGTTATTAACTCCTGGAGGTCTAACATTACTTAACGCTGCAAATTGTAAAAAGTCTTTATCAAGTACTTGATAACTTGTATCAGTAACATCTGCCCTGTCATCATAAATTTCAGTATTTGCATAATAGTTGAACGTCAATGCGTTTTGTAATTTGTCAACAGATTCTTTTAATCCGCTACCACCAACAAAGTTAAACGACAGATTAATCTTCGCAATCATTGGTTGAACACCAATACCTTCAGGATTAATATCTAAATTTTCATACGCAATTGTTAAACTTGTTGGGATAATTTTAGTGTTATAAAAATCTCCAACTCTTAATATTAATACTGGAGGTGCTCCAAACGCTGTGTTTGTTGCATTATTATATTCCATTACATCCTTACCACCAATAGATTTAACCACAGGTATTGTATCACCAGGTCTCATACATTGTTGTAAGAATGTCAACCTTGTGTTAAGACCCTCAGGTGTCATTGAGTGAAATGCTGGTTGGAAGAATTTTAATTTATCTTTAAGGTTATCGTAAACCATAGGTGTTTCTTCCTTTATAACCTCAAAGTAATCACACTCCGATAATAATGACATTAAAACTCGTTTTGTAATATTATCTCTTGGTACCGTAACATCATTAACCGTTGTTTGAGTTTCAGTTGTTGTCACAACTTTACCTGTAACAGTTGTACTTGTTTGAGGTGCTTGTTGAGGTACGGGTTCTGGCTTTGGTGCGGTTAATGTTGAGTTAATACCTGATATGTATGCTCTTCTACAAGCCATTGCACTAGTTGTATAGATATCTTTTGAACCTGATTGTGTATCACCACCAACAGCGTTGACATCATTGTCAGTACAATTAACCGTTGTTCCTGGCGATAAACCATCAATCGAATATGGAGCAGTAGTTGTTTTAGATTTTAATGGTTGTGAATTTGTATTTTCTCCAAATCCAGTACCACGAGTAACAATTAATCTTTTTTCTTTAACATAATTTGTGGTTGCAGGGTTTTCAGAAAAAAATCTAATAACAGAATTAATTCTTCTTTGGGCTAGTTCTTTATTGTAGGTCTCGGTTTGAGGAGCCGAACAACTTGAATCGATTGTAATTGTTATCGTACCTTGTTCACTATTTTTAATTTGTTCTGCAACATCAAGAGCAAATTGTTGAGCAATTTCATAATTTGAAGTAACAACAGTATTATAAAACTCATCCAACTGAACACCATTTGTTTTGCTCAAATATGTTGGTTTTTCATCAATGTATTCGTCATACATTTCGGGATAGTTTGGAGATGTATTACGTTTTGGATAATCATTTGAGAAATAGAATCCTAGTTGTTTGTATTTTTCAAAATATGAATTACTTCCTGGCGCTGGTGTGCTTGAGCTACTTGCTCCCGTACTACCATTACCCGCTCCACCACTTTGAGCTGTCTGAGGATATGTTGTAATAGTACTAACCGCAAATTCCATCTGTTCTCTTGTGATTTCTTTAGAAGTAATCGCTTGTTGGATTTGAAATAAATCGTTTGGATTTATTGTATAATATTTTTTAGCCAATTCATATAAATCATATTTTCTACATCCCGCAAAGAATGAGTCCAATATACTATCAATTCTTGGTTTGTTGGTTTCGTTAGCCAACACTTTGTTAACAATAACATTTAATATTGACGGGTGGTCAACAACAATATCCCAAGTTAAACTACCAGTTCTACTTGTGTTTTTGTATGTGTAGATTGGTTCAGGTCTACCGATAAAATCACTTTGATTCCAATTTGCTTGAACTGACTCGTTAAAAACTAAATTATAAGGTGGGAACCACATAACTCTACCACCATTAGGACCTCTTTCACATATTGCCAAATCAGATACCGCCATACCAGGAGCGTTTGATGTTGCCCATGCCAAGTTTTCCAATGAGAACATGTATTTTTTAGCATAACCATTATTCATAGTCCCAATAATGTTGGTCGAGTCTTGTCCACCTTCTTGTTTGTTTGGAGCTATGTTAAGATTATATGTCTTATCTAATACCGAATAAGAAAATCTTCTTCCTTCAGTTGTAATACCGTTAGTTTTTTGAAGGTCATTATATTGAAGATATGGAATATCTTTGGCAAACACCCTACAATACTCAGTACCAACTTCCTGTCCAATTTCCCCAACATAAGTTAATACCCTTGAACCCTTTGTCATTTCTTTGTATCCATCGTTGAATACTTTACTGACTTGGTCCATCGCATTACCAACGTGTTGTAATCTTTTACCACCTTGTGGTTGGCTATCAATAATTCTTTGTGTCTTATCAAGTATAGAACCTTCTTTAAACGTTCTTTCTGTGGACTCTGTTGAGTTATAAGATGATGGTTTAAAGTCTTGGTCTTGGTCATATATTGCACCACCAATACCTACCTTTTTACCAGCATTACCTTTGTACTTTGGAGACACCCATGTGAATCCACCTTCAATACCACCACCATTACTATAAGTCGGACCGTTAGCACCCAAACGAATTTCCTTACTTGGACCTTCATATAACTCAGCTAACTCAGAAGGACCATAAACGGGGTCTTGTTGTTCATTACCAAACGCATCTGACGGTAATGCTCCCGATGGTGAGAATACTCTTGATGGGTCAGAAGATGTACTACCAACATAAAAGTTAGAGTTGTTGGTATTAGTCCCAACAATCGCTCCACCCAATCTATCTATTAAAGTTCTATCGTAGTTTGGCTTATACTTGTTGTAGTTAATATTTTTAAATAAAATGGATTTTTGACCTTGACCTGTATTTTCGTAGAATATTTGAGTTCCTGTTTTATTAGCACCTAATAAATTACTAATAAAATTTCCACCAGCGGCAATTGGATTGGCTAATAATGATTGTTGAAGTGTTGTTGGTTGTGGTGGATTGATACTTGTATCGAAATAAGAACCAGGAATTGTTGAGAATGGTAAAGTACTACCCGCTAAACTAAGAGCAAAATTGGCTGCAGCCCCTAACACATTCGAAGGTACCGTAATATTGTAGTTTGGTTCAATTAAAGGAACCCTACCCGTTAAAATATTAACAAGGTTGGTACTACTATTAACGTTTAAGATATTTGCCCTACCAACAGTTTGTCTTATTAACTCCCTACCGATACGGTCTTGGAACTCTTTCTTTAAAGTTTTTGCCCCCAATCGAGCTATGAATGAGTCATCACTTAATAAACCATTACTACCTTGTGGGTCAGGATTTAATAAAATAGATACAGGTGGATAAGATGATGGATTAAATCTAGGATATGGTTGACCGTTTGGTGGTCTATCTTGGTCGGGTGTTACAATTTCTAAAGTAGAAACCGCTTCACCAGCATCAAAGTTATTATTACTTGAATAGGCATTTAATGGTCTCCATAGTTGAGTTGCCGCAAATCCCGTGTCCACAATATGAGCGTCCTGTTGACCAGGACCATATTCACCTTGATTTGAAATAGTGTTTAAATTACCTGTAAGGTCAGGTGCTTGGTAGTATCCACCCTGATTTCCGTATCTGTTAAGTGGATAAAATTGTGAATTGGCAATGTATGGAGTATCAATTAGATAATCAGGACTATCAACAGGTGTTAAATCTCTTTGTATTACCTCAAAAGTTATTGGTGGGGTAGCAGGGGTAGGTGATTTAGCATATGGTACTAAATTTCGAACGATTAGTTTTTTTCTAAATCCTTCGGTACTAATATAATCTAACGGACTACCCATTTATATCTTTAACAATAAATAGGTCGAATAGGATTTTTTTTATCATTTACCATAACTAACAACACTTTGATTTTTATTCGCAACCTTCGATTCAGATAATTTAACAATATATTGTTTAAACTCCTCACTATTAAAAGCTGCGTTCAATTGTTGTTGATTTAATGTTGTACCAGGAGGTAAATCAAACTTAAATGTTATTGTACCACCAACATCAACTTTACTACTACTATTATCGGTTTTTGAATCATTGGATGATGCCTTTTTAACCGCCGAATAATCCTCAGAAGTTCTTCCTCCAAAAACAGATGATGAGGCGGATTTAGACTCAAGAGCGTCTTTAGTTTTTTGTAATAGGTCTTTATTTGAACTTTTTTCATTTCCAGTCGCCCCTAAAATATCTTTGGCAACATTTTTAAATCCTGTTTCAATTGCACTAGTTCCTGTTATTTTTTGACTTGCGTCAACCATAATATCCTTTAACGCCTTAAGTCCATCTTTACCCAAAGCATTTGCGTCGCTAATAAGAACATCTTCAAGACTTTTTATTTGTTTTGCAAAATCATCAGCACTCAGTTTTTTAGCATCTTTTGCTAAAAACAAATCTTTCATTACCTCGACAGCACTATTAACCTTACCAATAACTTTAGAACTTTCAGGAATTGCACTGTCAACAGAACTTGTTACTGCTTTGATTACATTACCCGCACCTACAACATTGCCCCTAACCACGGAACTACCCGCAACACCATAAGACCCTTTAGCCGCAGCTCCTTTAAGAGATGCGTCAATATCTTTTAACACATCTAATTGACTTTTTTGAATCTGTTCTAATGTTTGAGCCTCTCCTTTTTGTCTTTTTAACTCAAGGAGTTGTTCATTACTAATTTCACTTAATTTGATATCATCAATCTTACCTGTTTCGTCATTCTTAAGTTGAACAATGTATTCACCATCCTTCATTGTTGCCATGTTCGCTAACAATTCTTTATCTTCAGGTTTTTCAAAATTGATACTTGGACTAATGGTTGAAAGTCTTTTATCTAAATCGGCAGCGGCTAACGCAGTTTTTGAAAGTTCTGCGGCAGAAATACCCGTCACGTCTGCCATTTCTTTTAACATTAAGATACCTTGAGGGTTTATCTTAAATGATTTTGTTTTTTCGTCAAATTCTGTGTATTGTTTTGTGGCTTTAATAATACTATCTTGTAAAGCTCCTGGGTCATTAATTGATTGATTCATTAACGCGAATGGGTCAGATAAATTACCAATTGATATTCCTAATCTTTGGAATCCTGCAGCGGCTTCAATAGCCTTCTCAGGAGTCATTACATTATTTGCAAAATTCGCGGTGTTTTGCATATCAAACCTTAACATTGATGCTTGAGCTGCCATTTTTGTTAAACCTTGAACTCCGTTAGTAAAGTTGAATTGGTTCATCAGTTTCATGTTAGTAGCAACATCGGACATAACATCCTTAGCGTTTAAACCAACACTTTGAATATAAGCAATAGAACCCTCTAAATTTGTTCCAATTTGAGATGTTTCAATACCAACTTCGGCAAAATTTTCAACTAAAGTTTTAGAAGTAATATCTAATATTTCTGACGCAGCATATAACTTACTTACTTGTTCTTCAGTTGCTAAAACATTTCTTCTTGAACCTTCAGCGATTTTGTTCATTGTATTACCAACGTCTGAAATCTTACCACCCAAAGTTAGGACACCAGAAGCCGCCTTTGCAACCGCATCGGACATTTCGTTCATTCGGCTTCTACCCTGTAAGAACGAGTTGTTAAGATTTTCTGACTGCTGATACATCTCAGCAATCGCTTCAAGAATTAAATCGGCTGGTTTTGATAAACTATTCAGAGTTTTCTCAAGGTCATTAACACTACCTACATCATCTAAATTATTTTCTGCCATAACAATTTTTTAGTTTCTATATAAATAGAAGAAGGACTAATTTTTTAGTCCTTCCTATTATCTTCAATCCATTTATCCAGTAAATATTTTCTAACAAACAATGGCATCCGTTCAAAATCTTGATAAGAAATTTTCATTAATGTTGTCAGATAGTAAAATTCGTCTATCTGAGTTTTTCTATAATCAGAAGAAAGGGCGAAAAAAGTCAGCCCCAAACCCAACATTCACTGTTAGTTTTTCTCCTGACGGGGCTATAATTGTTTTAGTCATATCCAATCTTGGTTCGTTTTCATTCATAAAATTTCTTATGAATTTTGAGTCAGAGATTGGTAGTGACTCAACGAATTTTGCAATCATAGCTTTGTCGGTTGAACCATCAACTTCAATAATTTCTTTTTGCATTCTCCATGTAATTCTAGGGACAACTCTACCTTGTGGATATGAGTCCGCCATTTTACCAATTTCCATAATTTCACCATAACTTAATGGTTTCAATTTAATCGTTGATTGAGATTTTGGTAATAGAACTTTAAATGAACCATCCGTGTCGGGATGTTGTCCGTTAATAATACTTAATTGGTCTAGTAATATCGTTGGACTAAACGGTTTTTTATTTGAGGGGTCTACAAGATTTAATGTAATTTCTGGACCAAATCCAGTGTTTCTTAAGAAGATTAGAATTGCTTCAACATCCCCCTCAAGTAAATCTTCAACCTTAACATCTGGCTCATAGATTTTTGCCCTTAATAAATTCATCGTTAAATCGTTTCCCCCACCCATCAGAATGTTTTCATCCGACGCAGTTAGATAACCAACTTTAATTGATTTCTTTTTGTTTTTATAAAAAATACCTTGTGATGGTAATTGTACCACATCGTGTGGTAGTGTGAAATTGTCTTGACCGTGGTCTCTTGATTGATTGTCCATATATAAAAATAACCGTAAAGTTTATTAGCTTTACGGTTAAATATAAGTGAGTGTAATTTTATGTAAAGTGAATTAGTAAACTAACACACATCTATCCATTCTTAAAGAAGCTGTGATATCCGCTAACGCATCTTGACTATAAGATAACGCTCCGAAGTTTACATCAGTTAAGAATGTTCCATAAAGAATCCATTTCTCAACAACAACTCCTGTTGGGTCCAACATCTCAAGGTCGATGTCTTTTTTATAACCCGCAGCATAACCCATACGACCTGTCACTGATTCAGCATGTAAACGAACCCACTCCATAAGAGCTTGAGCCGCTGAAGGTCCGATAGGGTCACGGAATTTAACACTGATAGGGTCCCAGTTAAATCTACCTGCCACAAATGTAGAGGTATTTAAAAATTGTATTTCAGTTGCACCAATCTTGATAGACGGTCTTGAAGCGCTTTCAACAAACCACTCGTTGATACCCAAACTTGACGGAAACCTTAAAATAAAACGGTTCTGTCGTTTTGGTTCGTAAGGTATCGGCATTTTCATTAATAAATCAGCCATGTTATTTTAATTTTTTTTTGTTTTTTTTTTGTTGTTTATATCCTATAAATATAGTCTTGTTAAAAAATTTTTCTCTTTACTTTTAATTTGTCGAGATTATTATCTACTTATATTCCTTTTTAACGCCTCCAGCTGTAGAATAAGTCTTAACTATATTATCTGGTTTATCTTTAAAGTGTTTATTCATTACTTCTACATTTCTTACATCATCATCTGAAAATCCAATACTAGGTTGCTCTGGAATAAAGTTATTTGAAACATCGTCTTTTATAAAGGCTCTTTTATTTAATTTGTTTGCCATTTTTTTAATATAAGAAACAAATCCTTCCATGGCACGAACTTTTGCTTCTTCAGGGTTGGCGGCACCTTCTTCATCGTCAAAAGACACTGGATGATATTTGTTAAGGTCCAAATACGATTTGATTAATTCATCGTCCGTCATATCATCTTCACCTACAAACGACCTGTATTTTTTAAGATTCTTAACTAGTTGGTCTTTATCAATACCATTAAATCCGTCAATAATATAATTGTAAACGGCTTGTTTTAAAGTGTTGGGGTTGTGACCTCTCGCAGTAATGATTGAAAAAATTGACCCACTATTAATCGCTTCTTTAAAATCGTTAAATGCTGGTCCAAGTTTAGCTCTCATTGCATCCACCAAAAAATCTTTGTCACCTGCGGTTCTAAAGTTTCTAAATGGGTCTTCAGAAAAACCAACGATGGCGTCACCATTATAATCAAAATCTTCTTTTCCGATTTTACTTCTGTATTCTGCAAAATCATCTGTACTCATACCAACTTCATCACCATCTTCAGTTTTTAACATTATCTTTGTTGGCATATGAACAATGTTGTCATCCCAATCAAACGCATAATATTTCATATCTGGTGTCCCTTCACCTTTAAATCCTTCTCTAAGTTGTCTTTCCATACTTGGCAAATAAAGGGGGTATGATTAGTACCCCCGTTAAGTTTATTAAATATTCTCAAACGAAGCTCCTGTTGGAGTGATGAAGAATTCGATGTCGATGAATTCTAACGCCTTCGTAGGTTTTAAGTAAATTTTACCCGTTAATGTGTTTCTGTCTAAGTCTTCAGGTGAAGATGAAACAGTTACACGGAAATCGTATAAACCTCTATCTCTTCTTATTGAATCCAAGATAGGGTTAACACTATCCAAGAATTGTTGTCTAACGATTTGGTCGTTTTGTTCGAACAATAATCTTACCGCTACCGCTGAAATCAATTTACGAGCTTGAAGTAATAGTCTTCTTACATTCAATCTGTTAAGTGCTGTGTCAGCAACTTGTAATGTTTTATTACCCCAAATTACAGTTCCAACATCAGAGAAAGTTGCGATAGGGTTAATTCTACCTTGATACAATGTATCTCTATCGGTTTGAGTAAGTTTTTGTCTAGCTTTGATTGAATTTACAAGACCTCTTGTGTAACCCGCAGATGCGAACCAAGGGAATGAAATGTTATCCGTCAAAGCTAAGTTTCTACAAACTTCACCTGTTGGTGGTAAGTAAATTTGTGTGTTGTTTACAGTATCTCTTGTTAAAATCCAAGGGTAGTAAGTTGCCGTATAGTTAGAGTCAATTCCTGTATTATCCAAATTATCAACAGCTTCTTGAGAATAAATAATATCTAAAGAATTAGTTGAGTCTGGTGTATACATGTTGTAGTCAGGAGTTGTACAGATATAAACTGAGTCAGCTCTTGAGTATTGAATCATATCTATAGCTTCCTCAACAAGATTTGAGTTGTTAATATAGTCGATACTTGAACTCGCAAATACGTTAATGTTGGTTGCTTCAGGGTTTGCAAATGTTAAGATACCAAGCAAGTAAGCGTAGTAGTCAGTGTTTGCGAAATCTTGAGTATTGTTTTGAACCACAATTCTCTTGAACAATCCATCACCCGTTGCGTTTGGATATTTTGAAGAAGGATAAGCTCCCGCTAAATAACCCGAAGAACCTAATTGGTATCTATCTTGGTTAGTTCTCCATTCTCTATAAATGTCCCAACCATCAAATCCACCTGCAAAACATATAGTATATTTTCTTGAGTAGATAAAGTAGTATGGGTTTTCTTGTGTTTGTGGGTCTGCTCTAAAATCCGCAACACCACATTCAAACGCAGTTTCACCACTTGTTATTGACGTGTTCGCAATTGTAACAACGGTAGCTCCTGAGTCCATGTGGAAACCTTTACTTAACACATTCCATTTTACTGAATCAGTTGCGATTTCCCAACCTGATTGAGGATTTTGTTTTCCTTTATAAGTTAAGAACGATTCGTCAATACCGTATTGTGTTGAGAATCCTAAGTAAGTTCTTCTTACAATATCACCTGGTGATTCCACAGTATTTGAACCACCCGCAGCAGTACCAAATGGTGGGTTAGCAATTACCTCACCTGGATAATCGTATTTTGTTTTAAATTTAGGATATGGTGATGGGTAAATTGCAGTATCTTCATATTCTCTTTGTGTGTAACCGTAGAAACCACAAGGTAACGAATCGATTGGATACTCATTCGCCATTTCAACCATAACATATCTTGATATCAACGCAAATTCACCATTAGATGAACCAATTTTTTTAGCGACAAAGTTATTAGTTGCAGGGTCCATATTACAGTTTGTGAATTTTTCAATCACAACTGGGTTAGCGTCTGTATCAAAGAAATTTCTAATTAATACATCAAACGACATATTATTGTATGATAAATTAGCAATTGAAATTTTAATTTCAGTGTTCGCAGAATCACCATCAGAAATTGATATGAATTTAAATAAGTTATAAACTTTATTACCTCTTAATTCAGAAACTAAGAATGGTGTTTCAGGTGATTGGTATTTTTCTAAATTCCAAGCAATTGATTGACTTGACTGACTTCTAGCACTAGGTAGAGCAATTAAATCACAATTTAATCCACGAACATAACCTTGATTGTATGCGTAATTTAAACTTCCTTGATAAATTTCCTCAACATAAATTGGAACTTCAAATCTTGATTTACCAAAATTATCTACACCTAAAACTTTAGTGATGTATTTTGCCGAAGATGCTAATAACGAAGTCTCAAATGAGAATGTATTATTATCTTTAGTAACACCCGACAATAAAAAACCAGCAAAAGGTGATTGTGTGATACCCGAATATTGTCCTGTACAAACTAATTGTAAATTATTTGGAACCCAAGTATTATTATTATCATAATCAATACCTACTTGGTAAACAGGTCCGTGGTCAACACTTGTTGTACTATTAACATATTCTGTAAGACCTCTTGAACGAAGGGTACCAACAACCATGTTATTGTAATCGGTGTAAGCAGTTCCCGTGAAACTATATGACTCACCTGTAATTGTACCAGTGAAAACACCAGTTCCTCCTGACACTAAATTAGTAACGTAATAGTAGAATGCGTATCCTGTATAATTATTTCCTGATGAAATGTCGAAGTTAGCATAAAACCACGGGTCATTTTCAGACGCAGATAAATCATTAAGTTCAAAATCGTTAATACAATTATAAGGAT